TATTGCCCCCGTTGGTCGTCAGGCCAATGGCTGCGGCAGCGTCTTTGGTCGAACCTATCGCTATGGCCCCACCCGTCGCGTCAACCGCAATACCATTCGTCCCGGCATCGATATCCAGACCGCCGGCGGCGTTGGACGCATTGATTTTGATAGCATCGGCCCCCGTACCATCCGAATCGAGGATAATACTGGAGTCGTCGTCGCCATCGACTACGAGGCTCAAATCGTCGCCCGCCCCGTCGCTATCGACCTGAATCAGGAGGGTGTCCCCCGCCGCGTTCAGGGCGAAGGTCCCGGTCGAATCCATGTCGATTTTGTCGTGCGAGCTGATAACGATATCGCCGCTGTTGGCCGTGGTAGAGAGGGTCAACGCATCGGTCCCGTTTCCGGCTGAGGTGATAATCAAAGAAGCGTCCTGGTTGCCCGTCTGAGAGATGGTCAGGTCGTCCGCCGCCCCATTAGCCGCGTGGCCTATCGTCACAGCCTCGTTGGTGTAAAGAGTGACAGTGGCGTTCTGAACGCTCAGGGCGCCGTCCATCGTGATAGCGCCGATGCCCGTCATGGCCCCGGTCGTCGAGATGTCCCAGTCCGAGGAGTCAATCGCCACCGTCTCATTGTTGGAACCCAGCGCAAGGGCCGGGGTATTACCGTTGGTAATCAGGATAGTATTGACGTAGGCCGGGCCGGTGTCGTTGTCGTAGGCTTGAATCGCAATCGTTTGAGCCGTGGTCGTGGATCCTCGAAGAGCCTGACCATTGGCCAGGGTAATCGTCCCTGCGGAAATCGTCAGGTTGCCGCTCATGCCCAGCGTCGTGACGTTGGAAATCGCCCCCGCCGTCGAGATGTCGATACCGGAACTGGCCACCTCAAAGGTCCCCGTGCCGTTGCCCATCGTAATCGTGCCGTCCGCCGACAGCGCCCCGGAGAGGTCCGCACTCACAGCCGTAATCGCCCCGGCACTGGTCACGGACCACGTGGAGCCCGAGCCGTCGATATCCTTGCCGCCCGTGGAGACAAACTGCAACGTATCCCCGGAGCCGGTGTTGGTGATCTGCAAGGCAATGGGATTGTTCGTGGTGTCGTTCTGAACGAGGTCCAGAACCCGGTTGTTGTCGGTGTCCGAGACGGTCAGGGTCACTGCGTCGCCGTCCACGTCCATCGTCGCACCGCCGTTATAGGCTGTGTCGAGGTCGGTCACGCCGGAAGCTCCCGCCGTAAGGTCCACCCATGCCGAAGCATTGCGGACGTAGAGTTTATCGGTATCGGAGTCGTAATAGACCGTGCCTTCCACGGTTCCGACGGCGTCGGCGACGGGATCAAACAATATCTGGTCCGACTTGGGAACAATCACCCCGAAGTCCCATAAGACCACGCCGCTGGTGGAGGACCAGGCAAGGGCGTTCTCGCTGAACGTCAGCTTGATCTCTTCGGAGTTCTCGTTAAATTCAATGACGTTATCGACGGCGTTGTCAATCGTCGCGCCGTTGGCCAGCGTCACCGCCGTCAGCTTCGTATCCACCTCGGTCATAAACAGGTACAGGGGATCGACGTTGTAGTCGTTGCCCAGCGCGTACGGCTTGTGCTGCCGGTAATACGTACCGCCATACGTCAGGGCGGCCTCGGCGCTTGAGGCGCAAAATAACGCCAGAAGCACCGTACAAAAAAGCAATCGTTTCATTGCTCAATCTCCTATAAAGGGTTAGCTCGGGATGGTTACATTCGAGCGAATGACCTGAACATCGTCCGGGGTTCTCGCCGGGCTCGGCATCAGGTCGGCGTTGATAGTGCAGCTCGCCGTGCCGTTGCCGTCCGACAACGTGGAAATCAGGCCGAGATACCGATACGTGGCATCGGCCACCCGGCCAATTTGATGGCCCACGTCGAAGTCGGCAATGACCCTTTCAATCGCGTCGAGGCGCGGATCGTCTGCGCCGGTGATAACGACTTTGAGAATGCTGCGAACCAGCGTGTCCAGCGTCGCGGTGGATGACACCACCAAATCGAACGTAAAGGTCGAGCTGGTTCCCGTGGCCCCCTCGGCGACCGCCGCCGTGATGACCAGATGGGCACTTTCCAGCATGACGTTGGCAACGGCCTCCAGGTCGATAACGTTCTCGCTATCGGTGGCGCCGTTGGTGAGGGCCTGAGCCGTGCTCAGTTCACCTAATTGTTCCTTTATCATTGTGAAATCTCCGAAAAGAGGTTGTTACAAAGTTACGAAACGACGGTTTCACCGGCTCCGCTGGCGTGGTTGAGTGCATCGAGCCTGCGGATGATGATGTTCGGGGTAATCATCGGCAACGCCATGTGGTACAGGTTGGCGTCCGACGTATAGACCTTCAGCTTGGCATCGGCCGCTTCCACGAGTTGCGTATAGACGTCGGCGTCGCAGTAGAGGAACCACGGCCGGTTCGCGTTGATGTTGTGCTTCAAGACCGCCCGCCTGGCCTTGCTGATAATGTCGGGTCCGGCATAATCGGTCGCGGCACATGGAATGTTGGCGATGCGCTTCAACGAGCGCTGGTCGCGGATGCAGATCCCCTGCTGGATCATGTACTCGTGCACGAGCCAGTAGTTGTGCTTGGTGGAATCGTCGGGATCGACTTTGTAGAGTCCGCCCGGAGGGGTTTTGTCCTCGAACTCTATGCCCATCGTCGGATGGTTGGGATTGTGAATCAAATGGACTCTCGACGGACCCGGACAGACCAGCCAGGCGCTGCGCAGGTCACTTCCCGTCCCGCCCACGTCCCAGCAGAATTCGGCGTCCAGAGCATTCCACGGCGCCCGGCCCATCAGGCCGACGATGGCGTTGGCCTGCGGGGTGGTCGGACCCTGGATAATCAGGTTGCACCACGCCTGCCCGTTGCCCTCGATGTGATTGGCGCGTTCGTCCCGAACCAGGGCCTGAGACACTTCCTTGCCCTCGGTCTGGAGCACGTCAACGGGGCATTCCCATGAATCCCGAATCGTGGCCAGGGCCTCAAGGAACGTCGTGCGCTCGCTCTTTGAGCTGCCCCAGGTCCCGCCCACGTTGACCAGGGAGCCGGAGGGCAGCGTACTGACCCTCAACCCCTGGTGGAACAGACCCCCGTTCGACGGCAGCGATTGAAGGTCTTTCATCAAATCGTTCTGCTCGACGAGGGTATTGGCGACTTCCAAAGCGCCCTTGGCGCCCGGAGCCTTGAATTTGAGTACGTCGTACAGGTTTGCACGACTGCCTAAATGCAGTGTTGACATCGCAAAAGTCTCCACAAAAAAGTTATCAATGGTTCAAAAACACTTTTTCGGGGAGGTGTCTCTTGCGAGGCTCGCCCTGACACTTTAAGCCAGTGCTCTGCTACGTCCCTTTGACGTTAGCAGCCAGGGGCCGTAGGGCCGTATCTGGCGTTCTCAATGGGAAGGTTGTCTCTCTTGCGAGGAACCTTCTACCAGCCCAGAGTCTTTGCCGTTCCGGGCATTTCTTCCTTTATCGTGCTTTCCGGCGTTGTCGTTTGCTGTGACGACCCCTCGGTCGTCCCTTCCTTGAACTTCGACGCCAGATTGAACATCGCTTTGGCCCACGACGCATCGCGCATCAGGCCATTGTCAATCACGGCCTTCGCCGATTTCTCGTACTCTTCGGCCGTCAGCCCGGCGTGGTTCTGGAACATGCGCCGTACCGCGTCCGTCGCCTGCTTAATGCCCTCGTCGCCGCCATAGAGAGGCGCCAGGGTGTTACGGACGGCATCCAGTTCGTTCTGGGCCGTTTGTTGACGGTCCTGGGCCTGCTTATTGGTGAGGACCTGGCCGAAACTATTGCTGAACTTGATGATCTTGGCGAAGAGGGATTTCGATATTTTCTCCTGAACGGCGAATTGCTTGAAGGCCGTCACCAAGTCCTTATTCACCGTGCGAGCGTCCGCCAGGCCGTCGGCGAAGTTGACGTCGGCCAGTTCCTCTTCGCTGCGAATACTCGTCACGTCCTTGCCCAGCAGTTTGCTCAGGCCGGAATGGAATTCGGTTCTGACGTTGTCGTCCGGCAGGCTGTCCAGCGATTTGGGCAGTCGGTACGGCTGACCGACCATCTTCATCGCATTCACCGCGCCGACGCGAAAGTCGTCTTCGCTGTTGTACTTGGTTAAGACCGCC